TAATGGCGGGAAGCCTAAGCCGACCTGCGGTAGAAGTAGCTGGCAATGAATTATTCGCGGGCATGGCTGTTCGACCAAAACGAGCGGTGGTGCGACCTACTTCTACTTTCCCCGAAGAGATAAGATACGGCTCCGGTCCTGGAGAGATAGTAGATACTGAAGCCGCAAACATACGAGAATATCAGGCTTTGTTAATAGATGATTTAATACAGCTAGGAGTAGACGAGAAGCTCGCGTCGGAAGTTGGTGCAAAAGCCAATAAGTATTTTATGACTGAACTAGGCACAGCCGGTGATCGATTAAGACAACGAATGCTGCAAGGAGATATAGAACCTGAGGTTTATAGGCCCGAAAGTTACGGCTTTGAAGTTCGCGGCCATTTAGGGAGGAATAACCCGAGAAACCCGTTCGGGGTCTCGGGGAGTGCATTGAACTTTGACACCATAAACGACCCTTTACAGTATATTCTGGGGAATCGTTTGTGGGAGGGGATAGACAGCCCCAAATATGACGAGGCAAGAATAGAGTTTGAAGAGGCATATGATAGGGCTACGGGTGTTGAAAGGACGATAGTTGGTGACCCCCTTTCACTAGACGACCCCAGCGAGGTCCCAGCACTTGTTTCTGAAGCAGCTCAAATGTTATCAGAGGGTGTACCTCCCAGTTTAATTAGGAATACTTTCCCCGAAGTAGCTGGTCTTGCTTTATATCCAGACCAGGTACGCACGGTGGATGAGATTCAAACCCTTATAGCACAAGGGTTCTACAACAGCCCGGATGCTTGGGACGAAATGCCCAAATACCTGAGAAGAGCCTACGAACAAGGAGAAATGGTATATGAAGTAGACCCAACGCAATTTTCTTATGGGTTAGAGTTTTTAAATCCTCAGGAGCTTGCTCCAAAATTACGGGGGTTATCAGACGAACAATTAAAAGGAGGAGCTTTTCCAGACTTAGTGGTTGATGCGCAGCGGGCCACCATTCCTCTAGATGTGCAACAGACTCAACTGGCACGGACCCTAAACAGCCTTAGTTCCAAAGTGACGGCAGAGGAGCGTAATGCCCGAGTTCCTACAGAGCTTAAAACCGAGGTAGGAGTGACACCGGTGTATGAAACGCCTAATAGAGCATGGTATTCGTTGGATACGGACGGGGCTGTAGAGTTGGAGGGTGGTTTAATGAACCATAGTATTGCAGGCTATTCATCAAAAAGTGACCATCATTCCTATACCCCGGGGAAAAAGAAAGATTTTGCAGAGGGCAATATAAGAGTTTTTAGCTTACGAGAAAAAGACGGTCAACCAAGGATTACTACGGACGTTGACTTCTCTATGTTAGAGCTATTGAATGGAACTGGACCTCGGGTCCTCGATGCTTATGGCTATAATAACGTGAACGTATCTGATGAGTATTTAGAAGAGTTGTTTGCTTTATGGAAGGATCTCGGCGTGGGTCCTACGTCGGCCATGCCCGACGGTGTGCAGGGTTCGGGAGAACAATACCAGATGTACCTAGAATATGATCAAGTATTTAATTTTACAGATGCTGTCGATTACATAGATTCCGGTCTAACAAAAAGAATTGATCCCGAGACGGGCGAGGCTTTTATTCCGAACCCCGATGATGATGGTTTTGCCGAAGGCGGCATAGTCAGTTTGGTAAAAGGGGGTGATCCTAACAAACACCGACGTAACCAGCAAAGAGGAAACAATTAATGGCTAACGGCGACCCTATTACTACAATGGTTGAAAAGGTAGAGGAAATAGAAACTCCTGATTCCTTAACCATTGAAGAGCAAGTAGAACTTGCAGCCCCTACTTCCTTTGTGCCTTCAGACGGGGGTCCGGTGGAACTGATTGAACAAGAAGATGGCGGCGTCATCGTGGACTTTGACCCCTCGGCGCTGGAAGTTGATGAAAGCGACTTTTTCCGTAATCTGGCGGAAGAAATGGACGAAGGTGAGCTGGGACGAATTTGTAACGATCTCCTGAACGAATTCCAGAGCAACAAGACTTCCCGCCATGACTGGGAGGACACTTATTCCAAGGGGATGGAGCTGCTTGGTTATGTCTATGAAGAACGCACGATGCCTTTTCGGGGTGCAACCGGTGTAACCCATCCGTTGCTGGCCGAGGCGGCTACCCAGTTTCAGGCCCAAGCGTTTAATGAGCTATTACCTGCGGACGGTCCAGTACGCACAACGATCATGGGGGAAAGAACCAAGGAAAAGGAGGAGCAAGCGGTTCGTGTGAAGGAGTTTATGAACTACTACATCATGGATGTGATGCAGGAATACACCCCTGAATTTGACCAGATGCTGTTCTATTTGCCATTAGCGGGGTCTACGTTCAAGAAAGTCTACTATGACGAGGGTCTGGACCGTGCGGTCAGTAAATTTGTCCCGGCAGAGCAACTGGTTGTGCCTTATGAGACAAGTAACCTGGAAACTTGCCCCTGTATCACCAATATTGTCCCCATGGACCTGAATGAGTTACGGAAATTACAGATATCCGGCTTTTACCGCGACATCGAGGTTTTGCCCTCCCAGCTCTCTGATAACGACGTAGTACGAGAACAGGATAAGATTCAAGGGGTTAGCCCCACAAACATGGAATATGACGCTAATCTGCTGGAATTTCATGTAGATTTGGATCTCCCGGGCTTTGAAGAAGTGGATGAAGAGAACGAACCCACCGGTATCAAGGTCCCTTATCTCGTTACTATTGCAGAAGATGCCAATAAGATTTTGTCCGTTCGACGTAACTATGATGAGGAGGATGAGCTTAAAACTAAAATCCAGTATTTTGTTCATTACAAGTTCCTCCCCGGGTTTGGTTTTTACGGATTAGGGCTAATTCATGCCATAGGTGGTCTGTCACGTACAGCTACTGCCGCATTACGGCAATTGATTGATGCAGGGACGCTTTCCAACCTCCCTGCCGGGTTCAAGGCCCGTGGACTACGGGTTCGGGATGATGCAGACCCCTTGCAGCCCGGTGAGTTCAGGGATGTGGATGCCCCAGGAGGTGCCATTCGTGACAGCCTGATGCCGTTGCCGTTTAAAGGCCCGGATAGGACTTTGTTTGAGTTACTGGGTTTTGTGGTGGACGCAGGTCAACGCTTTGCCACCATAACTGACCTGAAAGTGGGTGATGGCAACCAACAGGCGGCGGTAGGAACTACCGTGGCTATGCTGGAGCAGGGAAGCCGCGTGATGAGTGCAGTGCATAAGCGACTGCATTATTCCATGCGCAAGGAGTTCAAGGTTCTGGCGAGAGTCATGCACGAATCGTTGCCACAGGAGTATCCATTTTCGGTAGTGGGTGGTGACAAGCGAGTAATGGCGGCGGACTTTGATGACCGCATAGATGTTCTGCCGGTTTCTAATCCCAATATCTTTTCCCAGTCCCAAAGGATTGCGCTGGCACAGGCTCAACTGGATTTGGCGTTGCAAGCCCCTGATATGCATAATAATTATGAAGCCTTTCGCCGGATGTATGAGGCGTTAGGGGTACGTGATATTGACAGGATTCTTAACACTCCAAGCACCGCACAGGCGGTTCCCAAGGACCCTGCTCAAGAAAACATTGACGCTTTGGAGAAAACCGACCTAGAGGCGTTTGAAGGGCAGAACCATGACGCACATATCATGGCCCATCTTACTTTTGGTGCTTCCCCGATTGTGTCGCAGTCTCCGGATATTGTTACAGCACTCCAGAAGCACGTAACACAACATGTTAAACTGAAATCTCAAGAGATTACGATGACCGAATTTGAAAAACGGTCCAACGGAGAGGCTCCCAGTGATGAAATGTTGCTTGAAATGGAAGTCTATATGGCTCAGTTGATCGCCCAGGAGTTACAGCAGGTACGGCAGATCAGTCAACAGATTGTAAACGGCCCGGGAGCCGAAGAAGAAGGCCCAGACCCGTTAATTGCCTTGAAACAGCAAGAAATAGACATAAAAGGGCAGAAAACACAGTCAGATATTGCCATTGACCAAGGTAAATTGAATCTGGAAGAACAAAAGATGGCTCAAAGGGGTCAGCAGTTCGATGATCGGATAGATTCGCAGGAAAAACAGACCCAAGAGCGGATAGAGGCGTCAGACAGGCGCGAAATGATGAGATTACGTGAAAAATTAGGAGAAACTCCATGAGTAGAGTCAAAACAGGTGGCGCTCCACCTCGAAAAACCCCCAAAGCGACTAAATTTGAGGTAATCAAGGGTCAGGGAAAGGTTCCCTTTAGCGATTACAAGGAAATTCCTACTCCAAAGAACCTTGGAAAGGGCAAAGTGACTACCGGAACCTCCCGTGGCATGGGTGCCATGCTGCGTGGTGGAAAATTTACCATTAATTAGGTGATATATGCCACTTAAAAAAGGTAAGAGCAAGAGAACAGTCAGCCATAACGTAAAAAAGCTCAGAAGAGAGGGTTATCCGCAAAAACAGTCGGTTGCGATTGCCCTGAATACGGCGGGAAAACGGAAAAAAGGCTCACGCAGACGCTCTTGAGGAAGATGCCATGGCTAGAATAGTGCTTATTTTAATGATGCCCCTTTTTGTGGGCTGCACCCAGATTGAAGGTCTTGCGGTGAGCGAGGGGGACAATGCTTTTGCTTGTCTGAGAGGCGAATCCTCTGCTACAGCAGGGGTCTTTGGTGGAAACCTGAGCGGGATTACTGTGGAAGTACCGGCAACTGTAGATACAAGTGACTGGCGGGCCGAAGACTGGGTTGCCTTGGCCGAAATTTGTGATTAACAATGCCGAAATTTTTGGTTTTGTTGGTCGTTATCTGGCTTGGCTTGTACCCCGTTTCCCTGCATTCTTCTTTAGTTGAAATAACCCTAGAAGATGACATGGAAAAACTGATCG